AGAGGCACAGCAAACCTTGTTGTAAACTTATCCCAAAAACCTTTAAACACTATACCTTCTCTCCTGGTTCAAAGCCTCGGAACGTTTTAAAACGTGGGAAGCGCAAACTATATGTACCGTCTTGATTCTGTGTTACTGCATCTGCACGTACTTCTACTAGTTGTCCAATAACATCGCTACGAAGAGTCCAAAAGTTATCGCGGTTACTGTCACTAAAGCCGCTACCGCAATTGACCCTAACCATTCTTCCATCGTCCATTCCTTCACAAACGATAGCACCGAGTCGTCCTTCATTTCTTCCTGTTCCTTCTTCAACATCTACAACCTCCAATGTAACCTCAATAAACGGCTTTTGCTTTAGCCATGCATGTGATCTCTTACATTGATAAACAGTATCAATGTCTTTAATCATAATCCCTTCGTAACCTTTTTCAATAGCATCTAAGTTATATGCTTTGAACTGTGCATCACCTTCTTCAGTGCCCAGTTCTACTTCTGTTTGTGTTACAATGTCACAATAACATTGTTCAAATATCTTAGCAAATGTTTTAAGCATATTGCTTCTGCGTCTTTGTCCTTGTATGCTTTGTCCTTGTTTAAACTCTACCAACGGAATAATATCAAACAGTGCAAGTCGAGCATCACCAGCTTCAACATCTGACTTTCGATTTAGTTGTGTCATTAACTGCTGAAAGTCAGCACTCATAACTTCTCCATCAAGCACAAACGAACGTCCAAACTCATCAATAAAGTTGCTTAGTGCATCAGTGATGTGTGTAAAGTTTTCTAACACTTTGCCGTTACGTGAGTACTGTGTTACAGTTTTGTTTTCGTGATCAACAATTGTAATACAACGTACACCGTCTAGCTTAGGCTCAATAAGTTTACGACCAACTAACTTCTTTTCGTGGTTAGCACCGTCATGGGCGAGCATACATTCAAACACAGGTACTTTATACTGTGGAAACTCTTTAGCTACTTTGTTAACAGTCTTTTCGCTCATTCCACAACGCAAGTCTTTAATAAGAATACGTCTATAAAAACCATTCCATTGATCAGTAGTAGCAACACTCATTGCAAGTTCAATTGCGTCACGTGCCGCATGTCCTGTTAGTTTGCGTTTGTACAATGCTTCAGCAAGTTCAGCAAAGTTTGTCCAACTTAGGCCTTGTCCAGTAAGTACATCTGAACGCTCAGGCACTTGCTTCACACCAAAAGTATATGTTTTATCAAGAGCCATTCGAACACCTTCAAAGAACTCATCTAGTCCTTCTTGCATTGCTGCTTCGAGGATTGCTTGTTTGGCTAGTTTGCTATTGTCAGCTTCTAACTGTGCGATAATATCTTGCGGTTGTGTTCTCATGTATGTTGCTCCTTGTGTGCCTAATTAATATATATATTATAACAGAAATTTATAGGTCTGTCAACCGATTAATTACCTCATCTACGTTGTGTACATTGATTTCTTTGCCGATCTCGTATACATGAAAATGGTAGTCTTCAATAGTTTCTTTTAGTTTCTTTAGTATAGTTTCTTCAGGCTCAGCTATCCATTCCGAATAGCCTCTACCCTCTAGCATAATAGCATAGCCAAACGTGTCTTTGAGTACACTCTCTAGTTTACTAATTGGGTTTGACTTACCATACCACAAGTGATTGAACGTAGCGTAATGGCTACGAGCAGAATAACTGTTCTGATAAACTCCTAGCCTATCCATTGCACGATCCACTCCAGTAATACCAATCTTACAATCACCACTACCCATAGGGTCTTTCATTAAGTATAAGAACTTCATGTTACCACCTACACTGTGCTGTTGGAAGTTGGATACGTCCTATAAAGGTATTGTACAAGTTTACAATAGCATCATATACACGCCATTGGTCGTGGTCTCTTGGGTTTGTAAACCCTTTGGCGTGTAGTGCAGTCTCGTAGTTGTCCTTTAGACCTAGTTGTACTGATGTTGGATCACCCCATATTTTAATAAACAGTTTTCCTAGTTCATCATCAAAAGCTGCATCAATAGCAAAGCCTTCAACCTCAGCCATCTTATACAATAATGCCATAGGCCTCCATATCTCTAACTCTGCTGCTGCCTTCTTCCAGTGTGCATTATGGAATTGCAATGCACGTTTAAAGTATTTGCCTTTAACTCCGTAATCATCTGACATTTCAAATATAGTTTGTCCACTTTTAATCTGACTAAATGCATTTGGTGTGTTAGCATTACGTTTAGGACCAAACCCTGTAGCAGTTAAAATGTTATTCATCTGTACAGTTGCACTATCTTTTGTTTCTAGCAATATCATAAACTCATCGTAGGCATGTAGTTTACGTTTGTTACGACTGTTAATACGTATCATGTTTTGTCCTGCTAACCAAACAGCATACTCTACTTTGTCTGTGAAGCCTGCGTCTTGTACTGTGTTGGCAGTAATCATATTTGTATCAATATACCACATAGGGTATGTAGTATATTTTTGTCTAAACATTTCTTGTGATGTGTGATGACCGTCCCACAGCATGTACATTCCGTCTACTAATATAGCAGTTGGCAACAGTACCGCAGTGTGTTCGTAGTCTTGTTCAATTTTATACATATGGTTAGGTGCAACATCTCGTTGGAACCTTGGCCACAAATACATGTCGTCCCAATCAATCCAACCAAACTTTACAATACCTTCTTTAGGATTGTATGGGTCTTGGACATTAGGTTTCTTGTCAGGTCCAAGTACAACATCAATTGCTTCTGCAATATCATTAAGTGGAATAATGCCACGGTCGTAGTTGTCAGACATAGTACGCAAATCAATTGCGTCATCTTTCATTTCGAATGAAATTTTGAATTTTGCCAGATACTTGTTGATCTCCGTCTGGCGATTGTACGGAACTTTCTTCATGCTCTTAACTCCTTATAACATGTGCAACGAATTGCTAGTGTTAGTTTGTGCCTGGGTGCGTAACGAATTACTGGCCCATAGCGTTAATTTATACTTACATATTACACTCACGATTACCACTTGTCAACCATATAATACAATATATATGTGTATGAAGATATTAATCACAGGTGCAGCAGGCTTTTTTGGACGTAATCTAGTCTATAAATTAAGCGAAGAACACAGTCTAGAATGTATAGACTTGCCGTTAGAGTTGTTTGACAATGCTGAACGTGAGCGTTTTTATAATGACTATAATGTATGTGGAGCAGATATATCAGAAGATCTGTGGCAAGTTAAGCAGCGTATGATGGATTGCGAGATAGTTATTCATCTAGCCAATAAAACTAGGATAAGCCCTAGCTGGAACGAGTACGAAGAATACTACAGGCAGAACATAGGAACTAGCCAAAAGATATTTTCACTGTCGCAAACACTAGGAGTAAAGAAGTTTATATACTTTAGTTCTAGTAGCGTGTATGGTGATAATGGGTGGGTACCTAATAGAGAAACAGATCCGTTAGCACCTACAAGTCCTTATGCAATAAGCAAAATGGCAGCCGAGGCAGCACTTACTGCGCAATCATCAAGAGGTAAGACTGAGCTAGTGATTGTTAGACCATTTACAATGTATGGTCCATTTATGGAAACAGGCAAGTATGCTCTTGTTATCTCTAAATTTATTGAAGCAGCACAAGCTGGTGACCCGTTGTTACTAGATGCAACAGGTTCACAGACTAGAGACTTTGTACATGTAAGCGATGCGATTGAAGCTCTCAAATTGATTATCGAACACGGAAAAGATAGAGATGTATATAATGTAGGCTCAGGCACAAGCGTAACTATTAGAGAACTTGCAGACATTGTAAGTACCAAGCAAGTTGAGACGCCGCCACGCCTAGGACACATTCCTAGTACACTGGCTGACATTACTAAACTTACCAAACTAGGATGGTCTCCAAGCATTAATGTTAAATCGTGGTTGACAAACATCGTTAAAGACCTTAATATAAACAGTATATGAAACGTCTTGCACAACAATTAAAGGAAAAGAAAATATGGCATTAGTACCAATGGTAGTAGAATCAACGAGCAAGGGCGAACGAGCTTTTGATATCTACAGCAGATTACTTAAAGATAGAGTTGTTATGCTGAACGGCCCTGTAGAGGATTTTATGGCTAACATAGTTGTTTGCCAATTACTATTTTTAGAATCAGAAGATTCAGACAAACCAATTTCGTTGTTTATTAATAGTCCAGGCGGTGTAGTAACTGCTGGCATGAGCATCTACGATACAATGCAATTTATTAAACCTGAAGTGTCTACCTATGTAATGGGACAGGCATGTTCAATGGGTAGCTTGTTAGCACAGTCCGGTGCACCAGGCAAACGATATATGTTACCTAACGCAAGACATATGATTCATCAACCAAGTGGTGGAGCAAGAGGCCAAGCAACTGACATGCAGATCCAAGTAGAAGAAATTCTTAAAATGAAAAAAGAACTTACAGGGATCTACGAAAAGCATAACAGCAAAGGTAAAACGTTTGAACAACTAGAAGCCGACATGGAGCGTGATAAGTTTATGTCAGCTAAAGAAGCTCTTGAATACGGACTTATAGATAAGATTGTTGATCATCGACCATGAAGTTAATCCCTCAAGGACATGCAGTTAAAGACTGGGGCTTAGAAATAAACTTTGCTTCAAATGAAAGTTATTGTGGAAAGCTACTAGTCTTTGAATATCCTAAAAAGAAAACAGCAATGCTACTGCACAAGACCAAACGTAAGAGTTGGTTTGTAAATTCAGGATCGTTTAAGATTACTTTTATAGATATTAAAACAGGAGTGCCAAGAGAACAAATAGTTAAAGAAGGCAATACTGTTGATATTGCTGAAATGTCGCCGCATCAGCTAGAGTCACTAGAACATAACTCGACTATATTTGAAACAGGGTCAGCTGACTATGAAGAAGATCAATTTAGACTTAATCCTGGTGACGAGCAAATACAGCCTTCAGAGCAATAACTAAATCTTCAATCATTCCATCATCATGATACGGAGTAGGAGCAAAACGTAATCGTTCTGTTCCTTCTGCTACTGTTGGAAAGTTAATTGCTTGAACATATATATTATGTTCGTCTAACAACATATCACTCATGCTCTTACACTTCTTAGCATTGCCAACTAGTACAGGAACAATGTGTGTAGTTGACTCTTCCATAACCGGAATACCATTCTTAGCTAACCGCTCTTTAAGTTTAGCAGCACGTTCTTGATGCAGCTCACGCATTTCGTTATGATCTTTTAGGTATTTAATTGCAGCCATAGCACCAGCACAACTTACAGGACTCATTGAAGTTGTAAAAATAAAGCCGGAGGCGACACTACGAATAGCATCTATTACGTCTGCGTCAGCAGCAACGTAGCCGCCTTGCACACCAAATGCTTTACCTAGGGTTCCGTTGATTATATCAACACGGGATTGAAGCCCTAGTTTTTCTGTCCAGCCGCCTCCGTGTTCGCCATACAGGCCAACAGCATGAACTTCATCAATGTACGTCATGGCATTATACTTGTCAGCAATGTTACATATCTGTTCAATAGGACTAACATCTCCGTCCATTGAATAAACACTTTCAAAAACAATACAAGGTGTTTGTCCTGCTAGTACAGCACTTGCACATAGTTCATCTAGTTGATCCATGTTGTTGTGTGTCCATACTTGTTTCTGTGCTTTACTGTGAAGTATGCCTTGGATAAGAGAAGCATGGTTCTTGCTATCACTTAAAAATACAATGTTGGGGAATATTTTTGCTAATGAAATAAGAGTCCACTCATTAGCTACATAAGCAGACGTAAACAATAATGATTTTGCCTTGTTATGTAGTGTACTAAGTTCGTGTTCTAATGCCACATGATAGTGACTGGTACCGCCAATGTTCCGTGTACCTCCCGAGCCTGATCCTGTTTGGTCTAGGGCAGTATGCATAGCGTCTATGACAACTTTATGTTGACCCATACCTAAATAATCATTAGAACACCAATTTACAATGTTCTTAATGTTGTATGGACCATACCATATTGCTTTTGGAAACTCTCCTCGCTCACGTAAGATATCATTAAAAACACGGTAATTACCGTTGCTTTTTAGATCTCTCAGCAATTTGTTTATTGGCTTTTTGTCTATCATAATAACAACCTATTCCCCCTAAGGTGTGGTGGGTATAAAAATGCCACCCGTCTTTTCGAAGTTCTGTCAATAGTTCATCGTAGTCTTTCCACATAGAAATAATACTATGAAACATTTTTAACATGAATGTATTTAACTAAATACTGTTGGACAAGCGATATATGCGAATCACTATAATTAGAGGTAACTAATGGCAACTATTAAATGTAAAGGGTTAACAGGCGTACAGTTTGATGTGACTGTAACTTACGGTTCAACTACAATGAACGGACTTACAGCACTAGTAAGGGCTATTGAAGGTGCTCCTATTACAGTAGGAATGTACGGTGAAATTATTGCTGAAAAAGACCCTGCTATCAATCAAACTAATGATGGCGCAAAGACATTAGCTGCCGCAGGACTTGCCGCAGGTGATGTAATTATATGTGTTCCATTAAAGACTGGCAACAAAGAAGCACGTCAAGAACAAAAGGGTGCTATTGCACAAGCTAAACGTGAAGGACTTGCAGCCGCAGATACTGATGCTGTTTACTACCGAGCAAAGAGTACATTCAATAAGAACAGACTGCCTAACCCATATGAAGCAGATGAATACAACGCAGACGATGACGAAAACACAGGCGATCTAGCAGCAAGTAGACCCTGGAGTTAATAACTTCCACACTTTTTAATAAATACTACTATAATAATACAGGGAGCGAATCTATGTACGAGTACCGATGTGAAGTAACAAGAGTGGTTGATGGAGACACAGTAGATGTGAACATTGACTTAGGATTTAATGTAATACTAGCCGACGAACGTGTTAGAGTTATGGGGATAGATACTCCTGAATCACGCACAAGAGATAAAGTAGAAAAGGCGTTTGGCCTTGCTGCAAAGAAAAGACTAAAAGAATTACTAGGAAAGACTTCTATTCTTAAAACACAGATTAGTAGGAATGGTGAAGATATGAAAGGCAAGTTCGGACGTATCTTAGGAGACTTTATTTTAGACGATGGGCGTCTAGCAACAGAAGTTATGATTGCTGAAGGACAGTGTGTTCCTTACTTTGGTGGATCTAAAGATGATACCAAAGCAGCACATATGAAAAACAGAGAACGTTTGATTGCTGAAGGGGTAGTTAAACTTCCATAAAGGAAAAGAACATGAAACGTATTTGGGCACTTATTGTATTAACATGGATGGCCGTATTTTATGCAGGAACAGCATATGGTGAAGAACAAGAGCAACCACCAATAAGATTACCGCTGATGGTCGAGTGCGGAAGCAACGAACAGATACAAGCTCTAATACGAAAACATGGAGAACTTCCTTTTTTTAGCGGCAACACTTTATATCAAACACCAGGCGGTGCGTTTGTAGGAAGATTAGAAGTCTGGGCCAATCCCAAAACAAGATCATTTACAATTACAATTAGACCAAGCGATGACAAAACTTGTATTGTATTGCCTGGAAAAAATCTAACCCCTTATATGGATGAAGGGCTTACTTTATAAATAAAAACAGTAGGAGCGAACTATGTTTACAGATAAAATAAAGACTAAATTAACAGACACAACATTTGAACAACGAAGTTTACTATTTGCAGAGCTATCAGCAATTGCATACGAAGACTTGCCTAGCGTAAAAAAGAAAGCAGCTAAACTAGGATTTACTACTGTTGAGTTTTATGAAAAGGCTGGCGCACAAGCATATCGCTTCATGAACAAAAATGATTTAATTATTGCATGCCGTGGCACTGAGCCTACTGCATTTAATGATATAGCAGCTGACTTAAAAGCTATACCAGTAATAGCAGAAACAATATCAAGAGTACATCAAGGATTCAAAGACGAAGTAGATGATCTTTGGCCTATGATCGAAGAAGACATCAATCGTACTGTAAACGTAACTAAGACACTTTGGTTCTGTGGACATAGCTTAGGTGCTGCAATGGCAACTATTATGGCAAGTAGAGCAAAGCATAACATTGAGCTAAACGATCCTATTGAGCTTTACACCTACGGAAGTCCGCGTGTGGGTTGGAGAGGTTACACTAAGAGTTTAGATATTGTTCATAACAGATTTGTAAACAACAACGACATTGTTACTACTGTACCTATGGCAATTATGGGCTACACACATCACGGCACAGAACGTTACTTTAATACTTGGGGTAATCTAAGAACTCCTACAAGATGGCAAAAGTTTAAAGACAAGTGGCGTGGTATTTGGAGAGGTATCAAAGTAGGTAGAGTTGATAGCTTTTCAGATCATAGTATGGTTGAATACATTAAACATTCTGCTAACCTCGCAAAAAATTCCGAAACTCCACAGATTTAGGTTGACACCATTGCTCCGTTGTGTTATAGTATATACATAATTAGATAATAGGAGCAAGATGCAATTGAATAAGAACGAAAAGATTATCCTAACAGACTGCGATGGTGTAGTTTTAGATTGGGAGTGGGCATTTAATATTTGGATGCAAGAACACGGATTTGAAACTGTCAAGGGATATCAATATGTATACGATATCGGTCAGCGATATGGCATTTCTAAAAACCAAGGACATAAATTAATTAGGCAGTTTAACGAAAGTGCTACTATGGGTTTCCTCCCAGCATTGCGTGATGCACAGTACTATGTTAAACGATTGCATGAAGAACATGGATTCGAGTTTCATGCTATTACATCTCTTTCTAAAAATAAAAACGCATGTAAGTTGCGTACAATGAATCTCAAAAAACTATTTGGTAAAACAGCATTTACTAAATTTGTATATCTTGGAACAGGTGCCGACAAAGACGAAGCACTAGCAGTTTATCAAGATACAAATCATTACTGGGTTGAAGACAAACCAGCAAATGCTGAAGCAGGATTAAAAGTTGGCCTTCGTCCATTGTTAATAGAACATGGTCACAACATGAATTATAAACAAGAAGGCATAACTACTGTTAAGAACTGGAAACAGATCTATAACATTCTGACAGATAGCGACAATGGAAAACAATAACCAAGTAAAAGAATTTTATCCTCATACCTGGCAGAAAGAAAGGTATCAGCTGTCAGCGTATGAGTGCTTCGAACAAATAGATGCATACCTTAAAACTCCTCCCAAACGTATACTAGACATTGGCTGCGGCTATGCTTATGTAAGTGAACAGTTTCAAAAGAAATACGGAACTGAACTATGGTTACTAGAAGGAGACTTCCAAACAACAATAGATCGTCCTCGCAAATCAAGTTGGGGACCTGTTGGAGACATGAAGTTCTATCTTCCAGTCAGTGAGCTCAAAACATATTGGGACAACCGAAACATAAAATACAATTTCGTAGATGCTAATAACATTAATTTAGACTCAGACATCAAATTTGATTTTGTTTGCAGTTGGTTAAGTTGTGGGTTTCATTATCCTGCAAACACTTACAAAGACTTAATAACTAAACATACAAACAACGACAGTACTGTTATTTTTGATTTTAGAACTAAAACATTATTAAATCAACAAAAGAATGATGTTAATGTAATCCATAACTTCAATCCAGAAGGTGGAAAAAGATCAAGAGCACACTTTAGATATTAGAAAGGAAGTAAGCATGAGTAACTGTTTTCATCTAGCCATCGAGGCTGGCGATTTGGAAATCGCAAAACAATGGTACACAGATGTACTAGGTTGCAAATTAGACATGGCAGAAGAAGGCAAATGGCAAGACATAGACTTCTTTGGAAATGAACTTACATTACACAGTTCAACTCCAAGGCAGTCGAAAGGACCTGAGCGTTCTAAGCACCATGTTGATATGGGAGAAGTATGTGTTCCGCACTTTGGAATACATCTAGAAGAAGCAGATTATCAGCGAATACGAGCTAGTATTGAAACGCACACAGGCTTCTTAGATACTCCCTATATAAGATTTGCTGACACAGATTACCAACAAGAAACGTTCTTTGTTGAAGATCCTAATTACAATGTTTTAGAAATAAAACAAATGGTAAAAGGGCATCTAGGCAAGGACACAATTTAACTTATAGAGGAAGGGAACCGTTTGAAAATGAAAATTATCGCAGGAAACGCCAACAAGAAATTAGCACAACAGATTGCAGATCATTGTTTTGCATCTTTAGTTCCTACAAATGTTAGCACGTTTGCTGACGGCGAATCGAGTGTAGAGTTTTTAGAAAACATTAGAGGAGAAGACATCTTTATTATACAAAGTACTAGTACTCCTGTAAACGATAATTTAATGGAACTGTTGATTATGATTGATGCAGCACGTAGGTCGAGTGCTAGTAGAATTACAGCAGTTGTTCCTTATTTTGGGTACGCAAGGCAAGATCGTAAGAGTGCAAGTCGTACACCTATTACTGCAAAGTTAGTAGCTAACTTATTAACAACAGCAGGTGCAGATAGAATCCTTACAATGGATCTACACGCAGGACAGATACAGGGCTTCTTTGATATTCCAGTTGATGACTTAACTAGTCGACTAGTATTCGCTAAAGACATTAGACGCACAATTGGCCTAGTTGATGATCCTGAAGTGCAACAGCAAGGTACAGTGTTTGTAAGCCCTGACGCTGGCGGAGTTGTTCGTGCTAGAAAGTTTGCAGACATGTTTGGAGGAGATATTGCTATCGTAGACAAACGTAGACCCGAAGCAGGTAAGAGTGAGGTCATGAACTTGATCGGCGATGTTAAAGGTAAACACGCCATTCTAGTTGATGACATCATTGACAGTGGAGGAACTTTATGTAGTGCAGCAAAAGCCATTATGGATGCAGGTGCTCTAACAGTTCGTGCATATATTACACACGGTGTACTTTCCGCTGATGCATGTCAGAAGGTTGAGAAGAGTGTTCTTGACGAACTAGTAGTCACAGATAGTATTTTAGATCATTGTCCTAAAACTTATAAAAAGACAAGACAGGTTAGTGTTGCTAATCTATTTGGAGAAGCTATTCGTCGGGTTACCAACGAAGAGTCTGTTTCTAGCCTGTTTGACAGTCATATTACAAAACAGAATTAAATAACGTTAGGAACATCCTGTTCCGTGGCAGGCATCGTTGAGCCTGCTCTTATTATGTGAGCGACGGGGTAAAGCCGTCAAGCAGAGGAGATAATAAATGGACGCACTCACCTTATGGATGGGGATCGGATTCTTATTCGCAGCCTATTCAGTAATAGCAAATGATTCAGTACAGACGTTAGGTACATGGATTGCATCAAATAACGAAAAATTCAATTGGAAAATTATGTGGGGAGCAGCAAGTGTAGTCTTGCTCTACACCCTATGGTATGGTTGGTACATGAATGGTGGAGACATTAGTTATGGACGACTTAATAAAATTCCATTCCAAGAGATACAATGGTATCATGCGGCAGCACCAGGACTATTATTAATACTTACACGGATAGGAGTACCAGTTAGTACTTCTTTTTTAGTATTAAGTGCTTTCGCAAGTACATTTGTATTAGAGAAGATGCTTATGAAAAGCATGATGGGTTATGCAGTTGCAGCAGTTGCAGCATATGTTATTTGGATAGGAGTTACTAAACTCTTAGACGAAGCAAAGCCTGTCAAAGAAGAACATAAGAAAGCATGGCGTGTAGCACAATGGGTAACAACAGGCTTCCTGTGGTTTACTTGGCTAAGTCATGACATGGCAAACATTGCTGTGTTCCTACCTAGAGAGATACCTTGGGATTTAATGGTTATGATCTCAGTTGTGTTTGTAGCAGGACTTGCTTATATGTTCCGTGAAGGCGGAGGTAAGATTCAAAAGATTGTGTTAGAGAAACATAACACAAGATATGTTCGTAGTGCTACTATTATTGATGGTGTGTACTGGTTGATCTTATTCTTCTTTAAAGAGCTTAACGACATTCCAATGTCTACCACGTGGGTTTTTGTAGGGTTGTTATGTGGACGTGAACTTGCTATGGCAACTATAACAGGCAAGGAAAAGTTTAAGACAGTGTTTCCTATGGTAACTAGAGACTTCTTTAAAATGATGATAGGCTTAGGAGCATCAGTTGGAGTTGTTCTTGCAATTCATTATGTTATAGTTCCAAACGGTTATTAACTGTAGTGTGATCTAACCATATCAACAAACAGTTCAACATGAGCTTCGGGCGTGAGTTTATTAATACCATGCCCGAGGCCACATACCCATCCTGTACGATCAACTGTATCCATTTTACTTAAAAACAAACGAATCTGTTCTTTGCATTCTAAATAAGGTAGAAGTAATAGTTGCTCGTCAAAGTTGCCTTGCACAAATCCGTCTTTATACTTGTTCATAGTTTTTGAAATATCAACAGTGCTATCAACACCAATTCCTTTCCAACCCATTTTAAGTAAACTAGGCATACATTTAGTATTTAAATGCTGTGTGTAATATCCTACATGCTCGCCTACCATAGGCTGTAGTAATTCTTTATAGTGATCCTTAAAGAACTTTTCACTCATGTTACCTACTCCGCTATCAAGTATCATAACTTTTTCGGCACCAGCTGCTAACTGTAAATGTATATTACGATTGAGCAAAGGAACAAGAACTTTGTGTAAGTATTCTACTTTAAACTTAGTGCTTGTTTTTTGTTTACCAGTTGCATAGTTTAACAGTGTCCAAGGACCTCCTACAAACCCAATAAGACTTTTATTTTTAGGTAGTGCTTCTAGTGTTGCAGTAATAGCACGACTTTGAAACACCATGTGTTTAATAGCAGCGTCAACATCCATGTGGTCTTTATAATTTTCTTCTGTAATTAGCCATTCAAACTTTGGACCTGGATTAAACTTTAGAGGAACACCTAACCCTTCAATAGGGAAAAGTATGTCACTAAACAGTATTGCAATGTCAAAATCAAATTGATTAATTGGTAGCATTGCAACCTTAGCCGCAACTTGTGGAAGTTTACACATTTGTTCAAATGTAAACTGTTCTTTCATTTCCATGTAACCTTTTTGATATCGTCCGGCCTGCCGCATCATCCAAATTGGAGGTACAGGTTGCTCTACTCTATTGCAGGCATTTTCAAATAGTTTATTCATATAAGTTTTACTCCTAATGACTCTCCTAATTTAAGATAGTCAAGTTTCTTTCCAATAACTGAACCGTGCTTTCCTGTTTCGTAGTTGTGTGCTTGTAACATAATACAGTCGCCTACAACACTAGAAATACAACCAATTGCAGTATGGCAATCACCATCAATAACTTTTAACATTCTACGTTCTGCCATTGCAGCATAGTAAGTATCTAAGTGATTCTTTGTTTTTATTATTTGACTTGCTTCTGAGTCTTTTACAGTTTGTAAAGCAATCACTCCTTGCCCGATTGCAGGCAGCATTTCATCAATATTAAATATCTTGTTGATGCGATGTTCAAGTCCAAGTGTTTCTAATCCTGAAACAGCAAGAATAATCGCATCATACTCCCCAGCATCTAATTTAGCAATGCGAGTATCGATGTTTCCTCTAATAGGAGAAACTTGTATGTACGGATTTAATATTTTTAATTGAGCGGCTCTTCGTGGGCTACCAGTGCCTACTTTTGCATTAATGCCCATGTTACCTATAACACAATCTCTTGGATCTCTGCGTTCTAGTACTGCGCTTATTTCTAGTTCAGCCACTTCAACATCTGCTGGCATATCTTTTAGACTATGCACAGCAACATCTATATCTCCGTTAAGTAATGCAGTTTCAATTGCACTACAAAATACAGCTTTGCCGCCTATCTCATGAATAGGCACATCTTGATGTATGTCACCATCTGTTTTAATTACAACTATCTCTGCATCAATAAATGACTTGTGCTCTAAGATCATCGTTGCTGCACTAGCATAAGCCAATGCCAGGTCACTTCCTCTTACACCAATTCTCATCAATCCCACCTTACACTAGGTGGTAAACTCATTAGTATTGCTTCCATGTTTCCACCTGTTTTAAATCCAAATCTAGTTCCACGATCATAAAGTAAGTTAAACTCTACGTAGCGGCCACGTTTCCGTTCTAGTATTTGTCTGTCTCTACTTGTATAGTCCATATTTATTGTAGGAGTAATGATACTTCTGATCAACGAGTTGAATGTTCGTCCTACATCTTTAACAAAATTAAAGTCCATATCCTTTGGATCATGATACTCAAAGAAGATACCACCTACACCTCTAGTTTCGTTGCGGTGTGGCAAGTAGAAATACTCATCACATGCTTTACTAAACTTAGGATAGTAATCACTGTTATGCATATCGCACATTTGTTTTAGACTTGCATGATATGATTCTTTGTCAAATGGCATACAAGGAGTAACATCCATCCCACCACCAAACCATTCTTTAGTTGATGTCTTTAAGTAACGAGTGTTAAAATGCATAGCAGGAGCATGAGGGTTCCATGGGTGTAATACAACACTAATACCTGTGGCACTATATCTGTTGTGTTCTTCTGTACCTGGAATCTCTTTTGCAAACTTAGGATCAAACTCCGAAGTAACCTTACTGAAGTTAACAGTGCCTTTTTCAAACACATCACCGTAGATTGTTCTGTGAAATTGATCCCACTCTTTTTTAGACGAGCCTTTGTGGCTAGTCATATTGCAATCTAAATCTTCTATTGTATTACAAATCGTATCTTGTAATGATTGGAACCATTGACTATATTCATCAAACATGAACTGTCCTTTTTTACTTTGTTATTATTATATATCCTGCACTCAAAAAGAAAGGCAACACTATGGTTGCCCTTCTCAGTTACTCAGTAATCTTATTATTCTATACTATCGCTATGCGTTCTAATGTTAGCTTCATCCTAAAATAGGAAATATATAATGTTACTTTAGTTTACTTGTTGCCACTTACAAAAGCATAAAACTTTTCAGCAGCTTCTAATACTGCGTCAGTACCAGGTACTTCTGGCATTTCTACAGTTGTTACAACTTCATCACCTTCTTTGGTAACTAGGGTTGACCATCCTGCAAAATTAGCATGATAGTCGTTCCAAACATTGCCTTGGGCAAGTTCTAAAACTTTAGTTCTAATTTCGTAACCGTTTTTATTTGTAGTTACTTTTGGCATCATGTCTTTGACCATTTCTGCCATAGCTTGTGTCTGCTTTAATATCTCAGCACCATGCTTTGATTCTACTGTACTCATAATTCTTCTCCTTTATTATGTATGTGTGTGTAGTGTTACTAGTGTAACGTAGTATTTAGTACTTGTCAACCGCTTAGATAATACTAAGTGAGTGCCAAATTACTGCAAAACTAAAAAATGCAACGATACCGAATCCTATGTTTTCACATAGTTCGCCGTCACACTTTATTAATAAATTATCAAGTAAATTTTTCATAAGTCTCCGTGTGTGTTATTTTGTAGTAGGGGTTTTGACTGGGTTAGAAACCCAGTCACATTCTTCGTCAGTCATTGGTTGCCAGTTACACATGTGCTTTACCTTTCCATGTTGCAACAGACTTACCTTTCATGTAATGATCACCTGCTTCGTAGCTATTTTTAATCTTCATCTTCTGAAGTTCTTCTCTAGCTTCGTCAGCAGCTTCTCTTAATTTATTAACATGTTCTTGGGTAATCCCGTACTGGGATTGTAACATACTTGCAGCTCTAGTAAGACCAATAATCTCACATCGTTTGATTATTCTTTCCCACATTAGAATCTACCTCTATGTACAGTTCCGCCACTACAAATATGATTGATGTCACCGCGGGTGATACCAATGTCACGCAATTCGTAATCGCTTAACTTGCTCAGTTGTTTGTAGCCTTTGTGGTCAAACTTAGGATCAAAACAAGTTTGTTTTATAGCACTTCTAAACATGCTCTTAAATGCTTTTGCAACGATACTGCAAAACTGACAGTAATATGTTGTTAGGGTTGAAGTAGTCATTATTTCTTATCTCCTAACATAAGTGCTTTAGCTTCATCGTGCATACCCATGCGGGATAGTTCACTTGCGGCTCTTGCTCTGCCAGCTGATTCGCCAAATGCGATCATACCAACAAATGCTGTGATTGCGATTGTTTTAACTGCATCGCAAAATGTGCAGTAGTAAGTACTAATAGTTGCTGAGGTCATTATACCCATCCTTGTAAGTTTATGTTTCTTTTTAGTTTGCCGTCGTTCCAGGGATGTAAGTCCCTAAGTGTCGGTGCGGCTCCGTTATGGTCGAGCATATGTTGATAGGCAAACTGCCAGTCGTGTTTATACTCTGTCTTGGCCCATACGAGGTAAGAATCATTCTTCAAAGAAGGCTTAGATCCAAACAAATCTCGTAGGACTTTAATCACTTTTTTCATAGTGGTTCTCCTGTTTCTATGTTTTGGATGCTTAAGGAAAGCAATACCCCGGATCTTCCCCGGCGGTGCATGTACCTTTGGTACACGTCAATCACTTGTAAGGCATGGATGGTGCCCCGGTCTATCCCAGTGTCTGTGTGTGTTAATTCAATTTGAGAACGTTGGAAAACGTGTCTGCGTTGTAATAACAGTTGTATTTATATAATAGTACAGCCAACCTAATAAAAAATCAAGTATTTTGTGGTAAAGGCTGTCATGCATTATGCGCATGAGTGGATAATTATATATGTTGAGTGTTAAATAGATTGACAGGCAATATCCATTGTTATATAATTTAATAACAAAAAGGGTAAATACACATAGTAATATTTGGAAATGAAAAAATGAAAATTAAAACACGATCAATTTTACAGGAACTTAATGAAATCGCTGACCGCAGAGATGCAGAGTCACTGATTCAGAGCCGAGCGACAAATATTATTAACTCAGCAATAAACCTAATTGAATCTATGCATAAGCATTATGATCAGTCTACAGCTATCGAGCTAGAGAGAAGGTTTATTAACTCAATTAAAGGCGCTGATGGCACTAAATTTGATAGAGGCATCAAGCGAATAATTGAATCCAAGAAACGAGACAAATAGATGACAATCCTTAACGAAGGCGGAAACATATTTAAGACACCGGAAGGCGAGTCTGCAACAACAAGAATAATGCAGGCAGATGTATTACCTACGGTTGAATGGTTAGAGGGAGTAACGAACTTAGAACTTACAGATAATATGTTAGGCACTACTGGAAAGAAAGAAACCAGTGGCGACCTAGATCTTGCAGTTGATGTAACAAAGATGTCCAAGGCAGAGTTAGAAGCCAAATTGACAGACTATGTTACTACAAACAACATGCAGGGTATACCTAAAGAGTGGGTACGCAAGACAGGCATTAGCGTACACTTTAAAACTCCGATCAAAGGTGATGACTCGAATGGTTTCGTGCAAACGGACTTTATGTTCGGTGATCCAGATTGGATGAAGTTCAGCCTACAGGGAGGAGGACCTAATTCACCTTATAAAGGTATGCATCGTCACATCCTACTTTCCAGCATAGCAAAAACGAAGGGTATGAAATGGTCAGCAAATGAGGGTTTAAAGGATAGAGAAACCAACGAACTAGTATCAAACGATCCTAATCAGATTGCTAAAACATTACTAGGTCAAACAGCAAGTCCATCAACATTAGAAACAGTTGAGTCAATTGTTAACTACATTAAGAAGTTACCAAACTATGACGATCTAGTTGCTGATGCAGTAGACGCATTTGCAAGAGATGGGTTAACTTTACCGGATAACAAGCAGGTAGAAACTTATCAAGCAAATTGGATGCGTAGAATGATAGACTCTGTTAAATGAGAATAAGCGAAGTAGTTGATATTCGTTATTCGTTAGCTGACAAACTTTCAAAGATGCACACGGTGGGAGCAGTATACGGTAAGAAGGATCTAAAAATACCACACGCTACCTATGTAGATAAAACAAAGAAGAAGAAAACATGAGAGCATTTGAAATCATAACTGAAGCCAAGAAGAAACAGAAGCTGTTAAAGCCTCGTGATCCTAACTGGCGTGAAATGGATGCATTGCGCAAGAGCGGTGCAGCTGGTTCTCACAACGATAAAACAAAAGCTATTCCACGTAAACAAAAATACAAAGACAATGTTACTGAAGCAGCAGTAGGCAGAGAGTTTAACCATGTAGAGGATCTAGTGTTTACTAATCCAGATGATGGTGCAAAACGTGCTGTTAATATTTTAAAGAGTATGGAAACAGACTCTAGTGATGTTGCAGTTAAGTGGGACGGAAACCCTACAGTATATTGGGGTCGTGAAGATGACGGAACCTTTAGGTTGGTAGGAAAGAATAACTGGGGCAAAGAAGAAGGTAAAAGTTCTAGTCCTGAAGAATTAGAAAAGTTTATTAATAGTCGCGGCAAAGGTGAAGACTGGCGTCCTAAGTTTGCTAAAGATATGGCAACATTGTGGGACATCTTTGAAAAGGCCACACCAGTAGACTATAGAGGTTATGTATATGGAGACTTACTATTCCATCAAGGCAAACCTTATGCAGGTAGTGATGGTAGTATTAGTTTTACACCTAACCAAACTACTTACAATGTTAAAACACAAAGCGAGATTGGTCGCAGACTAGCTAAGTCTAAAGTTGCAGTAGCGGCACATGCTACATACGGTTACTTTGGAGACAAGACTGGAGATCCAATTTCAGATGTAAAAGCATTCAACGGTAACCCAGATCTTGTTGTACTAGGACAGCAGTACGTTAGTAAAGCACCAGCTGTTAACGCAGACAATCTAGGCAACATTGAAAAGGTAGCAAACAAATCACAAGCAAACATTGCTAAGTTTTTTGCTAAACAACCTGGATTAAGTGACATGAGTGATATCACTTACACATTCGTTAATCAAATGAGTCGTGCTAAAAAGTTAAGCGAGTTAAACACAAACTCCTTTACAAACTGGCTAAAGAATTCTAAAGTATCAGTTAACAAACAAGCTAAGATATTGGCTAAGATTGATGCTGATAGTCAAACAGTTGCAGACATATTTTATCTTATCACAGAGATAATGAAAGCCAAAGATGAGATCATTGCAGAATTAGATGCTGCTGAAGGCGATGTAACTGCTACTACAGGCGGTAAACCAGGTGGAGAAGGCTTTGTTAAGACAAAAGACAAGGTTAAGTTAGTTCCACGTGATAGATGGACACCTTTTAGAGCAGATTAAGCTCAAAATAGCCTAAATCCCCTTAATTTTGAAGTAATTGATAAATATTAGTGTAAGAAAAAAGCCGGTCCCTGAGCGGGATCATTAATAATCGAGGAGATAATATTATGGCAGATTTAACAGCGTTAACAGTAGGTGACACAACATTTGGTGCTAACAGAGCAACAGTATCAGGACAAGGTATTGCAGGACGTACCCGCATTATCAATCTTGCTAAAACAAACATGACAACAGCAGAATTAGATGCAGCAGTAGCGTATCTAACAGCTGGTGATGTTTCAGGCACAAACGATGCACACACAGTTGTAGGTGTTCAACCTTTAACTGAATCAGGTGTATTCACAAGTGGAACAACTGATGCAGTACAAGTAGTAATCCAAGGAACAGGCGCATTTACAGCGGCTTCAAACTTTGGTACAGGTTCAACTGGTATTACATCTACTTTACTTGCTGAGTTCTCAGGTTTACAAGCCTAGTTAACTTAGATATAACTTAATATTAAAAGGGTATCAGGAAACTGGTGCCCTTTTTTTATGACCGGTAAATATGTGTGATGAAAGTATACAAAGTAAAGACAACAGTAGACATTACACAAGCGGTACCTGATCGCAATCGCCTTTCAGCTACTCCTCTAGAAAATGCTCAACAATCGAATTTTAATTCGTTAGTGCAGGGCATTGAACTACGAGCTCTTGTGCAGTGGAATCACTCGCCTCAAATGGTAGAACATCCTAGTGTAGAAAATGAATGGTATTGGGAATTCAACGTTGAACGAGAAGATGTATTCTTAAAGGACAACGATCATGTTGGACTACTAAAAGAGGATCTAAACAATGTACCAATCATCCCCCATCTAAAAGAAACTATTAAATTTAAAAACCCTGTGTTTGTAACAGAGGGTGAAGATCAAAACATCTGGATACGTCTAGATGATTCTGTTAGTTAAGTGTATTGATAAATTACACTCCCATAAGGGTTAAATAACAGTATGATGGACAAAGTTAAAAATCAAAAAATTGCAAAACAAGTTGAACGTTGGGATCTATTCGCACGTTTAACCCCTACGCTTTTCTTGGCAATATCATTACTTTTAGTAGTGTTTGATGTAGTACCGCTCGAATACGCATTTTACATAGGTCTAACAGGGTTTGCTATCACAGCAGTTAGTTGGTGGTGGTGGGCAATCTTTACTATAAGATATCTAATAACTGTACTATCTAGGGCTAGTGTCAACTTGACAGATGTCAACGACGAAATTAAGATAGTCAAAAAAGATTTAGAGGACCTAAAAGATGAAAGATAAAACATACAAGATAATAAAAGCCGCAACTAATATAATGAGCGGTTTGAGCATGGCAGCACTCATTATTTTAGGTGTATCGTATATAGGATTTAATAATGCATTTGTGTTTAACAATGCAGGTATTGCAGTAACAAACAATCCAGTTACTGGTGATCAAATTAATTTTATTCTAGAAGGCAGTCGACGCCACGAATGTACACTAACAAGAGTACACTCAGATGCATATAATGATGCTACTGGCGAAAGATTTGGATTAGACTTTGCTAGAAAAATATATATAAGATCAGATGACTATCTTGGCTCAGACACAGGAGTAGTTGATCATCAATGGGCAATACCTGTGCCGGATGGTATGGGTCCAGGCGTGTATAGAGTAACATTATACAGTGAATTTGATTGTGTATACTTACTTTTCAAACAATCTAAAGTACAAATGTTCGACAATATCGCACTTATCATAGAATAAATTAAAGTAGCTTTTTTTACTAACAAATGATAAATACATTGTAGGTAACACTACTAGGCAAGCAAGGCATTATAATTTAAACGCATTAGGCTAACAGTAAAGTTTACTAATTGCCCATAGAGAATGGGAGTTTACGGAGAATATAATGGCGGGTTCGTCTACTACAAAATTAGAAAGAGAAAGTCTAGAAGCGCATGTTGATCTTTGCGCTATACGTTATGAATCGTTGGAAGGTCGCCTCGGCAAAGTAGAAACAAAGATTGAAGACATCCATACAGATATTATAGAAGGTCAAAAAGGCATTACTAAAGTAATCATTGGCACAGCAGGAACAGTTGTTGCAGCAGTATTATCAGTAGTAGTTACAATCTTACTCAAGATGTAACCCAACAAAATATATAAGTTGTAAATACAAAGGACAAAAGGTCCTTTTTTTTATGACTAACATTTCAAAACGCTTTGAGCAACTAGTAACCAAAACTTATAGGGAGTTCCTAGAACAAGGAACCATACTACCCTCAACGTCTGAAAAAGGTATTCATGTTGGAGATGTACTAATACAATCCGATGGACCGTTTAAGAATATATTAAAAAGAGATAAATTAGTATATAAGGATATAAGTTTAAATGTTATTGCTATTAGAATAGCTAATTTACTAGCATGGAATGAAGATAAAGCATTACAAGATAGTTTATTTGCTGCTGATCTACTTTATAGCAGGTACTATACAGATAGCAACATATTTTTAGATAGATATCATAGGGCATGTAATAGTTGTGACGAAGTAAAAGCAGAAGTTATGTGGTGTCGCTACGAAGATGCTAAGTACAAAGCGATCAACGCTAAATCGGAAGCAGAGAGATTAGCGGCGTTTTGAATAAATACATGTAACAGAATACACATTTGGGGATTATCGAAATGAAACATAACGAATTATTTAGAACAAGGGCTGCGAAGTTAAATGAGTCCATGTACAAGCAGTTTGGCAAGAAGCTAAACCTTGAGGGCTTTGACATTGCCAAGTTAGAAGATGCACGTAACAAGTTACGTACTCAAATCCACGATGCTAAAACAGCAAACGGATTTAACGAAAACTTAGAGAGTGATGCATTTCATCAAGCTCAAGCTATGTTAGATGTATTAAACGCAGAACTATTAGAACGTGAAGAATCAGCAATTGATAATTTAGAAGTTCCAGCAACAAATCCCCAAGCTGAAGCGACTGAAACAGGAGAAGATATGAAAGTAACAGAAGGCGAGATCCAACAAGCAAGTGCTATTGTAACTGCTAAAACTATGGTTGACCGAGTCGGACGTTGGATTGAAGAACTTTCCGGTATGGAAAATGAAACACTACTTCAATTAGGCGATTCAATCCGCGACGAAATGGGCGCAGAACAATCAAAAGCATTTTTAGAAGCAAGTGCTCCAGCTATTCAACAAGCACTAGAAAATCTTAAACAGACACGTGAAACATTAGCAACGTCAATTAGACAGCTTACTGGTGAAGAAGCAGCAACAGGAATGTTAGGTGCAGAACCAGAAGAAGGTGGCGAAACTGATATGGCTGCTCCGGCAGAGCCAATGGATGCAGAAGCTCCAGCAGAAGATGATTTTGCAGCAGCAGAACCGTCAGCAGGTGGAATGGAAACAGCAGGCCGTGAGAAGCGTGAGTCTATTAACTACGAATCCAATCTATTAAGAACATTAGCAGGTTAACATGAAACTCAGTGAGTTCTCAAACGATAAAGAGCTGGATGAAATTATTCCAGCAATAGCCGCAGTCGGCGGAGCAGTAGCAAGAGGTGCAGCAGCAGTTGGAAGAGCAGCAGTTGGTGGTGCTAAACTAGCCGCCAGAGGCGTCGGAGGTCTTGCTAAACTAGGAGACATGGGCGGCAACCTAGGCCCAGCACTTGCAGGACGTGGCGATAATGCACGAAGTTTAGCAGGTGAGCCAGCACAAACACCAGCTGAAAAGACCAAAGAAGTTGCTGTCGCAAAGAAAGAATATCAAGATAAGATATCCGAATTAGAAGCTCAAATTAGAGAGCTTCGTACAGCACAGGCGCAAGTTAGATAATGAGAATTTTTGAATTTGAAGGCACAGACGAAACTGTAGACAAATATGTTATTTTGTTAAAAAACATTATTGGTCGTGCTGAAATGAAAAAAGCACCAGCTAAACTAAATTGGGAAGCATTATCTCAATTAGCACTTAAAACTAAAATCCAACTAGCAGCAGACTACGAAACGTTTAAAGCAATTTACGACTCAAGTCCTGCAATCCAAACGCTAGTTAAGAACTTTAATGCCGACGGCATTGAGCTAAATGTTCCGGGAGCACCAGACGCAGATCCTCAATCACCACAAAGTGATCAGAGCAGTCAAGATGCAGTTGATCAAACAGCAGCAACAGCAGCTCCACAACAATTGGCACAAGAAGTTTAAATTCACACTTGACAACTAGATAGAAAGGCTGTAATATATACAGTATGACAGATCAAATAACAGTACTCGACCCACCACCGTTCGTTGAAAAATTCGATTATAAACCTCTCAAACAGATGAATGATCCTGTAACTCGTAAGCGAGTTTACTTGACACCCGATGGAGAAAAGCTACCTAGTGTAACTACAATCCTTGGTGCAACTAAAGACATGACCCATTTAAATCTGTGGAAGAAGCGAGTAGGCGAAGCAAAAGCACAACAAATTGTAACAGAAGCTGCAGGGGTTGGCACAGCTATGCATGCCAACTTAGAACGTTTTATTGTAGGAATACAAAGACAACCTGGTAACAACCCTGTACATGTACAAGCAAACAAAATGGCAGATGTCATTATTGAGAATGGCTTAAAGCATGTAGACGAAGTATGGGGTATGGAACAATCATTATACTATCCTGGACTGTACTCAGGCACAACTGATTTATGCGGTGTGTTCAAAGGCAATCCAGCGATTATGGACCATAAGCAAACTAACAAGCCTAAGAAATTAGAGTGGGTAGAAGATTACTTCTTACAGATGGTAGCATATGCAATGGCACACAACGAAGTGTACGGCACAGAGATACGTGAAGGTCACATTTTTATGTGCAGTAGAGATTTGCAATACCAACAGTTTGATCTTACTCCAGATAACTGGAACGAGTATCAAGACAAGTGGCTATCTAAAGTAGAAGAATATTACGCACTAAAGAGTTAGGCAATGGAACAGTTGTCTATTGGTGAGAAGTCATTATTCTTTGATCCAACAACTCATAATCTAAATGAATTAACAAGCTATCTTCCTAAGGATCAAAACACAACAGATCCTTATTTAGATGCACGATTACAGCTTTCTAAGTGTCCATACTTTGTTTTTATAAATCTAGCAACAGCTTCGGATTTGACCTATCTAGATAAAATACGAAAGGTTATTAAATTTAGATGGCGCAAATCAAATAAAACTTATGTTGTATTCAACTTTACATATGAAGACGGCATTAGCCAAACTGATTTTGATAGGTTGCTTAAAATAACTAGACTTGTCCCTCAAGAACGAAAACTTGTATTACTAAACTCTTCAGCACAGTGGCAGGACAAAGGCTCAACTAAGTTCCGTCACAAAACGCAGTATATAGATTTATTTGCAATATCAGCAGTACAACGAGAACTAAATGGTATGCCTGTGTGTACTATGCCTGTTGTTGAACGAGAGCCTAATATTAATTTACTGCTAGGTAGAGTAGGAAAGAACAAAAGAACAGAAGTTCTTTATGAATTTTGGAAGCAACAGCTTCTAGACAATTCGGTTATGGGGTTATTAGGCTCTTCCAGCGATCTAGCTTTTAACAAATCTTTGCCTGAAACTATAGAAAAACTATTCTTAGAAGCAATTGAACCGCATTGGGGTCCTGCTGATAGCGTAAGTGTTCCTGATTACGATCCTAGTACATCTCAAGGGTATTCTAATGACACTTATAAAATCTATAACAACTCTTGTGTAAGTTACATATGCGAAACATGGGAGTATACACAGCCTATGCAGCATACATTTATTACAGAAAAGACTTATAGAGCAATACTTAATAGAAGTCCGTTTGTTATACAAGGTACTAATGGTATATTGCATGACCTTAAAACTAAAGGATTTCATACATTTGAAAAGTTTATTAAAGAAAACTATCAAGGTAACGTTAGAGCAACAGTAGAAGCTGCTAATAAACTCCGTGAAATGGTTAAATTGTACCCAGAAGAGATACAAGAGATAGTAGATCACAACTACAGAGTACTACATAAAATAAACCGCAAACAAATCCAACAAATGAACCGAGCGTTCGCTGAGTTGAAGGACAATTGATATAAATACTAATATAAATTATTAGGAGCAATGCACGTGGCTGTAGTTCAAATATCAAAGATTCAAATCCGTAGAGGTAAAAAGAACTCCTCAAGTGGTGTACCACAGTTAAGTTCAGCAGAATTGGCTTGGGCAGTAGACACACAAGAACTTTATATTGGTAATGGGTCTACACAGGAAGGCGCACCTGCTGTTGGTAACACAAAAGTACTAACAGAGCACGATAATATATTAGAACTAGCATCTAGTTACAAATTCTCTTCTACAACACCATCAATTACACAGAGTACATCACGTACACTACTAGGAAAGATTGACGAAATTGAAGTTAGTGTTGCAGACTTTGGAGCAGTTAGTGACGGCTCAACTGACAACGTTACAGCTTTTGAAAATGCATTTACACAGTTATTTAGAAATGCTGATCCTAACTTTAAGAAAGTACTAGTAGTACCAAACGGCGAGTACTTGTTTACACAAGATCTTAAAATTCCTAGTAATGCAATCATTAGAGGCGAAACAGCTAGTGGTGCAGTACTAAATCTTGACACAACAAACATTCAGCTTATCAGTGCTAACGGAACAGCTCTTGCTTCATTCTCAAGTAGCGATAGACCGTCTAACATTGAAATACATAATATTACATTAAAGCGTTCATCGGGTTCGTTAGTATTAACAGGACTTAAAGATGCAGAGTTCAACAGTGTTATCTTTAAGGGCGAATACAATCTAGGTAACGTGGTATCTTCATATGCAACTGAGCCAGCCGCAGTTATTTGGGACAACGATTTTGCTGGACTAAAAGTAGATAATATTAAATTTAAAAATTGTACCTTTAAAGAAAACTCAATTGGTATTAAGAGTACACAAACTATTGTTACAAACACTAAAGTTCAAATCATTGACTGTAACTTTAATGAGTTAGACACCGGTATATACATTAATGGTGTTGTAGGTCAAGGTAACAACTGGATTGTTAACGACTGTAACTTTACTGAAGTTGCTGCCCAAGCATTTAAATCAGTATACGGGTATGGTACAATAATTAACAGATGTGATTTTGTTAGTTGCGGAAACGGCACAGGCTCATCTGCTAACCCAACAACAAACATTGTTACGTTTGGTGAAAGTAGAAACAACGTAGTAAAAGATTGTACTAGTGACAGACAACAAGATGCAGGTATTGTAAACACAGAAACAGTAGCAGCAATAGCTGAAGTATCTGGTAGTGACTTAACAAGTTTAAATGACAGAAACTATTCGCCAGTTTATACAACTGACAGTTTTAGACCTGTTGCAGTATTTTCAGCAATGAATACATTTATTACATTAAACTACACACTAAGGCTAGCAAACCACATTAGAAAAGGCACAGCACACATTACAATCGGAGATGATGTGTCTAAACTATCAATTTCCGACAACTACGAGTATTCAGATACTTCTGTAACTTCAACAGGCGGCATACTTATGACCGGGTTTGAATTTGCAGCATCGTTGCGTGACAACGACACTGACAGTGGTATAGACACGGTTGTATTATCCTACAAGAATCCAATTGCGACAGGCGCTACCGGCGACCTATCGTTTGATATACAGTACGGAATATAGTCCAAATGAGTAAGAAAAATAAATATTTTTCTTGCTCTTCACACAATCTGACGTTATACTTAATTAAGAACTTTAAACAGGACCAGAGGTAAAAAGTTTCAGCCAGCTATGGCATGGCAGGCAGTGTCACCAATACTAAATACCTCTGTACACACAAGAATGAGAGACATATGAGCAAAGAAATTTACATCACAAAACGATCAGGAGAAAAAGAACTACTCGACTTAGACAAAATGCATTTTGTTGTAGAAGAAGCATGTTCTGAACTTGCTGGAGTAAGTAGTTCACAGATTGAAATGAACGCAGACTTACAATTCTACGATGGTATGACATCAGAAGAAATCCAAGAAATTTTAATTAGAAGTGCAAATGACCTTATTAGTCTAGAAGCACCCAACTACCAGTTTGCAGCAGCACGATTATTATTATACGGTCTGCATAAGAAAGTTTACAAGCGTTATGAACATCAGTCTCTCAGCCAAATAATTGATGATAATATTAAGCGTAAGGTGTACGACCCTGCTATCAAAGACAAGTATTCTGATACAGAACTTAAAAAGATGAATACCTGGATTAAACATGAGCGTAATGAAGATTTTACCTATGCTGGCTTGCGTCAAGTAGTTGACAAGTATCTTTGCCAAGATAGAAGTAACGGAGATATTTACGAAACTCCACAATTTATGTACATGATGATTGCAGCTACACTATTTGCTGACTATCCTGCAGATACACGATTATCATATGTTAAGAGGTATTACGATGCGACCAGTCTTTTTAAAATCAACATACCAACACCAGTCATGGCTGGCGTTCGTACTCCAATCCGGCAGTTTGCTAGTTGCGTTCTGGTTGACGTTGATGATACTTTGCCTAGTATCTTTAGCAGTAACAGTGCTATCGGGTATTACATTGCTCAAAGAGCAGGCATTGGTATTAATTCGGGTCGTACGAGAGCTATTAACTCTAAAATCAGAGGTGGAGAAGTAGCACACACAGGTGTGATCCCATTCCTAAAAGTTTACGAATCAACAGTTAGAAGTTGTACACAAAATGGTGTACGTGGTGGTAGTGCAACTACACACTTTCCTATTTGGCACTACGAAATTGATGACATCCTTGTACTAAAAAATAACAAAGGAACTGAAGACAACCGTGTACGCAGATTAGATTATTCTATTCAAATTAACAAGTTGTTCTATGAAAGACTTTTGAGTAACGGCAACATTACTCTTTTCTCGCCGCATGATGTTCCAGAAGTGTATGATGCATTCTTTTCAGGCAATAACGAATTGTTTAAAGAAGTATACGAAAAAGCAGAGCGCAAGACATCTATTAGAAAGAAAACAATTCCAGCAAAAGAGTTGTTTGGTAATCTATTAAAAGAACGTGCTGAAACAGGACGTATCTATATTATGAATGTTGACCACTGTAACTCACACAGCTCATTTAAAGATCCTGTGTTTATGAGTAACTTGTGTCAAGAAATTACATTGCCAACTAAACCTATTCAGCACATTGATGACGAAGAAGGCGAAATTGCATTGTGTATTTTGTCAGCTATTAATGTAGGACTTATTAATCATCTAGAAGAACTTGAGCCGTTGTGTGAACTAGCAGTTCGTGCATTAGAAGAGATTATTGACTATCAAGGGTATCCAGTTAAGGCTGCTGAAGTTAGTACCAAAGCAAGACGTTCCTTAGGTATAGGCTATATTGGCCTTGCACACTATCTTGCAAAAAACAAAGTAAAGTATAGCGAGCATGATGCATGGAAACTTGTACACGAACTAACAGAAGCATTTCAATACTACTTGTTAGTTGCAAGTAACAAACTTGCTCAAGAACGTGGAGCATGTACAGCTTACCCCCAAACTAAATACAGCGAAGGCATACTACCAATCGACACTTACAAGAAAGATATCGATAAAGTAGTTAAAGCGGAGTTGCAGTATGATTGGGAGGCTTTACGAGTACAGATTAAGGAACACGGACTCAGGCACAGCACATTGTCCGCACAAATGCCTTCGGAGAGCAGTTCCGTTGTGTCGAACGCTACCAATGGAATTGAACCACCCAGGGGATTCTTGTCCGTTAAGAAGTCAAAGAAAGGGCCTCTTAAACAAGTTGTTCCACAGTATTCGCAGTTAAAGAACTTTTATACATTACTTTGGGATATGCCAAACAACGATGGTTATATTAACGTAGTGGCTGCAATGCAAAAATTCTTTGATCAATCCATTAGTGGTAATTGGTCATACAATCCATTACACTACGAGAACAACGAAGTTCCGATGAGTGTAATGATGAAAGATATGTTAACAACTTACAAGTTAGGTTGGAAGACATCATACTATCAAAACACCTACGATTTTAAAGGTGATGAGGATAAAGAAGCGGCGGTTGAAGAACAGCCATTAATGAATGGCTCTACTCTTCCTGTGTTGGAAGATGATGAGTGCGAAGCATGTAATATTTGAGGAAGACACACAGTGAACAAGACCGTTTTTAATAGAAATAAAGTAGACTTTACTAAAGAGCATATGTTCTTTGGTGCAGATCAAAATACACAACGTTATGATGTATTCCGGTATCCGGAGTATGACAAATTAAATCAGACTATGCTTGGGTATTTTTGGAGACCTGAAGAAGTAAGTTTACAAAAAGATCGTGGAGACTATGCTGAGTTTACAGAAGCTCAAAAACATATCTTTACGTCTAATCTAAAATACCAAACACTACTTGATAGTGTCCAAGGCCGCGGACCTTGTCTAAACTTTTTACCTTACTGTTCTAATCCAGAATTAGAAAGTTGTATTGTAGCATGGGACTTCCAAGAAACTATCCACTCACGTAGCTATACACACATTGTTAAAAATGTATATTCCGATCCTGCAGAAGTATTTGATACTATCTTAGATGACGAACAGATTATTGCAAGGGCAGAAAGCGTATCACGTGAGTACGACAAGTTTCACGATATGGTAACAAACCACATGTACAAAGGTAAAGGTACACTGTATGAAGTTAAGAAGCAACTGTACAAAGCAATGATGACTGTAAACATCTTAGAAGGTTTGCGTTTTTATGTATCGTTTGCTTGTACCTTTGCGTTTGGTGAACTTAAAAAGATGGAAGGCTCTGCAAAGATTATTTCATTAATTGCACGAGACGAAGCAACACACCTTAACCTTTCTACACATATTCTTAAGCATTGGGCTAAAGGCAACGATGACCCAGACTTTATTAAAATTGCAAAAGAGTGTGAAGAAGAAACATACGAAATGTGGCGTACATGCGTAGACGAAGAAAAACGTTGGGCAGACTACTTGTTTGAAAAAGGATCTATTGTAGGTCTTAATGCTAATTTGTTACATGCTTATGTTGAGTTTATTGCAAACAAGCGTTTAAAAGGTCTTGGCCTAAACACAATTTATGATCGCCCTCTAAACACTAATCCGTTACCGTGGACACAACATTGGTTATCAAGCTCAGGCTTACAAGTAGCACCTCAAGAAACAGAAATTGAAAGCTATATCATTGGCGGTGTTAAACAAGATGTTGAAGAAAACACGTTTGACGGATTCGAACTTTAAAGATAAGTAATAGTATGTACAAAACACAGTTCAAAAAACATTCACCGTACGAAAGCTGGACAACATACGGATCATATAGTAGCGAGGCTCAAGCAGTCAACGCTGCTATTTCCAAGAAGAACGGTGGCTCCATCATGGTTAGGGTAATTAATAAACAAAAGTCAATTGTTTACGTAGGATAAAAAAATGATAGAAATATATGGCAAACCTAGCTGTCCATTTTGTGATAGAGCTAAAAAGTTTTGTGAATCGAATCAATTAAAATTTAAGTATTTTCAACTTGATGTCGATTTTACAAGAGAAGGATTATTTGAAATGTTCCCCACAGCACGTACTTTCCCACAAATTAAAGTACACAGCGAATCCATTGGCGGGTACCAAGAACTACTTGAATATGTCGAAAACACCGGGTACAATGGCACCGGGTCTACATTAGGATAAAAAATGTTAATTGATCTACCGTACAAAATAGGAGATAATGTCTCCTTTAAATTAAGCTCAGGCGAAGAGATTGTTGCCCGCTTAGAAGAAGAAAATGAAAAAGGATTTACACTGCATAAACCAATGGTATTAATTGCAGGCAAAGAAGGACTAGGACTTGCTCCGTTTATGTTTAGCGTAGCACCTACAGGAAAGTTTGTACTACAATCACAAGCTATTAGTTGTGTTGCTAAAACAGAAGAAAACATCAGCAAACAATATACACAACAAACTACCGGAATTGCGGTAGCATAAATACTAGTATGCCAGAAGTAGTAAGAACAAACGTAGATAAACACAAAGGACATGCAAGTCCTACACCAAACCCATTTCATCAAGAAGCATACACAGTTGGTTCTCCAGATGTGTTTACTAACTTTGAAAAGACTGTACGCATAGGCGATACTACCAAATGTGGTGACCCTGCAACAGGAGGTTCATTAAGTGTTTGGATTAACAATATTCCTGTTCATCGTAAGGACGATGCAACTGGTGGACATGAAAGTTGGGTAGCTAATGCGGCCGCAAGTGGTTCACCAGACGTTTGGGCCAACGAAGGCTATGTACCACCTATTATACTTTCGCCGGCACAAGCAGCAGCAATTAATACAGTAATCCAAGAAGCAATATCAAATCCTCCCGATGTAGGTGCAACAGGTGGTGGACAAGCCAACGGAACTATTGCAGAGAATCAGGTACCAGTAAGGTATGAAGGTGCTCCAGCAGCAGGTGTTGATGATTTAGGAACAAACGAACAAGCCTTGGTTGATGCAAGTGC